GCATCCTGGTTGATTTTAAATGTTTGAATATAATCAAATGACATTAAACTTCCTCTTAAACTTTAGAGTATTTATTCTTATCTATAAGACATTCTATAACCATCAAAGCGATCACGGAAATCAACATTGTTTTCATCGATAGCGTCTGCTATTTTATCAAGCGCCTGTGGACTCAGATTGGTTGTAGTTGTACCACTGGTTATTGATAAAGTAGTAAGACCGTCAGATGTTGTCGTTGTTGTCGTAACACTAGGCGATACATTGAGAGGCGGTGTTGTAGCAGTCTCAGTTGCCATCCATATTGGTGTATAGTATTTCATGTTAATAGAACCGCCGGCCTTTGATGTACCGTCAAAGCTCTGTAACACAAATGACTTGACGCCTGCAACTGCCAATGCCAATTTATTTTGTTGTTGAATATCTGTTGTTGCTTCATTGATGCCGGCATCATAATAAAAATCAAACGCAATAACACCATTTGCATCAGAGAGAAGACCATCAGTGTTTGTTGTAGTCGTTCTAGACTGTGAACATTTAGCAGTTTGATCTTCATTGTTGAATATGAACTTGTGATAAGTATTTGGCTTCAAACCGGTTACAGCAATTTTGAAAGCTTGTGAATCTGCGATGAACACACCGCCAGAACCACCAACTCCACCACCGTAGAGATTAAATCCATATTCACCGGCAAAGTTAAGTGTCATCTGCAATGTAAATTCAGATGGTAAAATCGTATTAACGGTGCCATTAAATGTAAATCTGGTTGGATTTGTGGTAGTTATTGTGTTTGTAGTTACTGAGTCGGTAGGATAGAACAGTTTAAATCCAAAAGTTCCGGCCTTAGAGTTCTGCAGGAATCCACCGTGCTTCGAACCCTTATAGATTCTCAATCTATAATAACGCCCTGCTGCCGGATCATGATTCCAAAGAAGTTTAAAATGATCTTCGAGGAAGCCTCCGGCAGGACCATATGATTTTCTAGTTAGTGATCCTTGGTGTTCAAATGGTCTACCATCATTCAGACCTGAAAGACCCTTATTTGAAATATCTGCTGATGAAACAGGCAGCGCGGTCGCTGATGTGTAAGTAGACGCCCAAGGTCCTGAAGACGAAGCGCTCTGGAACACTTCAAGAGCAATATTATTATCTCTTGAATTGATATAGAACTCAACAGGTCCAAACAACGAACTCATAGTATAGAAGAAGTCTTCATATACACTACCGTTGTCGTTGTTAGATATACTTCTCTGGCTTTCTGTAACAGTAGCAGTTGTCTGCGTTACAGTAGTTGTCGTTACCTCACCAGTAGGATCTGGTTCCGGATCTGTTGTCGTCGTTCCTGGATCTACTGGCGGAGCTGTTACAACTGGACCGTCTGTAGCATCCGCTTGTGTAATTACGTTGAACTCAGTGAACGGAAGTGTAAGAACACCAGTTGCCCCACCATCATCCTTAAACTCAAGGTTGAGTTCTGTTAGTTTAGGTCCAAGTTGATTATTGCGGATAGTTGCCCAGAATTCTGGATTACCAACATCGGCATAGTTATAATCTGTAAATGGATCAACAAAGAATCCATAACGGAATCTATTGAGCAACGCATCCAGCGAGCTTGGAATAAAGCGGGCATTCGCCAGGGCTTCAGCAAGAGTAAATCCTACATAATACTCAAGCGTCGCAATACGATTTTCAAGAGCGCCAATGTCGGCCATCTTGTAACTTTTAACTTGAATATTATTACGATCTTGTTGAGTAAATGTCGGTACTACAGTATAAGTTTTTCGGCGTGTGCCACTTAACGTTTCATTGCCGACTTTAGTATCAATAATTTTAATAATATCGGATGAACATCCAAGTGGAATAGATGGATATGGAGCAATTCTTAAAACATCCAGCGTCAGAGAATTCTTAGGCTGTGATGGAATTTCACTAATAAATCCAGGCTTACCCCTGCGGATAATGAAGTCGCCTTCAGAGTTCACAACCACGCGATCACTTCTACCAAGATAGTATTCAATATTTGCAGTCAGAGTTGTATCTGGAGCTGGGAAATACTGCTCGGTTGATGCAAAGCGTGTTGCATCTGATGGTTCAGATGGATTGATAATAGTTGCAGCATTTGCACCAGCAGCAACAGACGTAATGTCTGTGATGAATCCGATTGTATTATTTGATCTTGGACGGAAGTCGAACTGATCACGAAGGTCGTAATACTTGCCTGATGTTCCGATGAACTCAGGAAGTTCCATTGTGTGCACGTTTGCACTGGCCGATAGAGCAGTGAACGACTCACCATCGCTGATAGGATACGAGCTAACAGTCTTAACACCGGCTGTGCCTGTGAATGCATCGTACTTGACAAGTAGAACATCATTTGTGCTCAGTACTGTACGACGTGGCTTTCTGTACAGATATGATGTATCCATGTAGTCTTCTTTATGATTCATATCAATATAGAAGTCGTTAGTTACATCTGTGACACCGAAGGTGTTAGGACCGAAGAAGAGCGGCGATCCTGTGAACTTGTGTGTCGAAGAACTGTTTGCAGTCAGTGTCAGGTTAGCACCGCCGCGTGTTGCCGACAGAGCAAAGCCAGATGAGTTGGCATGCACAACGTAGTATGTACCGTTATTGGCAAGACCGCCGAGAACGCCTACACCTGCCGTGTTCGAGTAGACAAGCGAGTCGCCGTTCGCGAATGGGGTGTCCGGGAACAACAGGAATGCATTTGCAGTACCAGAATTCTGAATATCTGTCGACACGTTGAATGTGATATCGCGTGATGCGCCGTTTGCAATGTAAACATTTCTCAAACGGAAGACATCTGACACACCAAGTGCCCATGGCCCACGAACTGATGCATCGTTGTTTGCCGTACGAATTCTTGTAAAGATATTACGTTGAACTGTCTTAGCAACCGAACTTACATTCGTACGAGTTGCGTTGTATGCAATCGCGATGTTAGCAGAGGTTGATGAGCCGGATGTGTTGGCAATGGTGTTAGCGATGTAGATGGTAAGAACTTGGCTGTTGCCTGTTTCCACATTAGCCCACTTAGAACCATTGTTTGTTAGTGAGATTGGAATGTTCTTAGGATATGCAACCTTCATTGTTCCGCCGGTATATGCAGCGGCTGCATTCGATGTAAGAATCATCGATGATGCACCAGTAATCTGAGCTACCTGACCATAGGATGTGGATGTTGTATTACCGAACTTTACCCAGTCACCGACATTAAACGATGTACGGAAGTCCATACCACCAGCACCTGCAACGTTTGTAGATGTTGTAGTGGTTGTAATTGTACCGGTTGCGTTTGTCTGACCTTCATAGTCAGCAAGCGGAACGATAACAAAGTCACGAAGTTCGCTAGTGTTCAACTGTCCTGCATAAGGGAAGTTTTCTCCAGCAGCAAGGTTAAGAACGATATAACCTGTTGAGTTAGCAAGTTCGCCTTGATTGACTGTGCGATATGTGTACGTCATATTATTGGCGGCTTTCATCGCGTCAACTGCCTTGAACAGAAGCGATGAGTCTCTTGTATCGATTAGTTCAGCAGCACCAGCTGAATTTAAGACAACGTCGGCAATGCCCTTGTTTGTTCCACCATGATAGATAGATCTTACAGAAGAGAAGTTCTTACCAGCGCTCATCACAATATCAAAGAGATACAGGCGGTATGTTGCATCTTTAGAACCTGGTTCAGCGTTTGATGCTTCATTCACAACCGAACGAATGCGCGCTTCACCAATCTTTGTTCCAACCGTGGTAATTGCACCACCACCTAGAGAGAGATACGTTTTTGCAGTGTCGTATAGTTCAACAGTTGCACCAGTATTGAATTCAAAAACGCCGCCCAGTTCCTTCACACGGATGAAGTTGCCGTATCCGAGACGGATAGAAGCAGCGTTATTGTTGGCAGTATCGATGCCTTTTTCAACGTTAGCAATATAGTTGTCGTTTGTCTGGACACGATAACCATTGATATATGCTGTACCTGGATCGATCGCGATCTTGAATACGGAAGGCGTTTCGGCTAAAGTTTCTGAATCCTTTGTTGTGACTGTAAATTGATTCAGGAAGTAGTTGCCCGATTCTTCATATGTTCTTTTTGCAATCTCATCGCCAATGACATTATAAATCGTAGAAAGATTCTGCTTATATGGATTGCCATCAGCAAATTCAATGATAGGAAGAAAGTCTGTGTTGGCGTCTGCCTCGACTTTATCAAGGACATACAGCACCGGTGTGAGTTTCAGACGATCCGCACCAGGAGCGGCATAGTTATATGTTCCGGTTGCATTATCAAGAAGTGATGTATCTTGGTTGCTGTTAACAGTCGTTGCAACCGTTGAGAAACCAACAGACTTAGTGAAACCTGTGTTAGAATACTTGTTGACAACTTCGATCTGATTGCTTACACGACTGAAAAATCCCTTCTGATAGATAGTGCCTTCATCAACAGTGATACCATAACCTGTGCCGATAGATGAAACTGCAGAGTTTGCAACCGTGATCGATGACAGATAGTTAAGGGCAGAGACGTCAAGCTGTGCAATTTCTGCGCTACTAATAGAAGATGTTGTTTCAATCTTGACGGTAACATGTGGCTCTACATAATAACCTGCACCACCAGATGTTACTGTAAGAGCGGTGATTTTACCAAGTGTATCAGTTGTAATAGATGCTTCGGCACCAACACCAATAGTTGCAGCAACATTTGCCACATTTGCTGTAGTTGCATTGCGAATAGTATCACCAGCCCCGAAACGCCATTTGATTGTATTGGCTGAAATTAGATCGGTTGCAAGCGGCTTAATCTTAAGGATAAGAGCTTCAGAGTTAGCAGTTGTATTAGCTTCAATAATCGTGGCGTTAGCAACACCGTTCTGAATGATATGACCTGCTTGGAAAGCTCCGGCTGGGAATGTATTACCACCAGTCGAGTTAGTAACAGCAATAGCCGACATTACCACAACGGTATCGGCATTAGAAAACTTAGAAGATCCGTCGATAACCTTCATCTTAAAGATAGGATATGTCGAATCAAATACTTGAAGAATATCACCAGGAGAGAACGATCCAGTGTTACTATCCGTGCCAGATCCATTGTATGTTACATAAAGAGTATTAAGATCTGGAGCTCTCGACTCGAATCCGGATACAGTCTTTACAATATAAGCAGATACGTTTGATGAATTTCTTACCGAAAGATTTTCATACGATGCAATCGAAACAGGAGTACCGTCTGTTTCAAGATCCTTGATCTTAACATATGGAAAGATATCATGCTTGGTGATGTTGCAACCTTCGATGATTGTACCACGCTTAAAGATATTGTCACCAAACTTCTCAATCTGATTCTGGAGAATTGATTGCAGTTGGTTAAGCTCACGTGCCTGTACGGCTACACCCGGCTGAAAGAGAACACGGTAGAAATCTTTCTTAGGATCATAGTCGTCGTAGTAAGGTGATACGTTAAAATCGAGAGCCATTAACTTAAAACTCCAAAATTATCTTGATTATTTCTGACTTGTTATCGCTTCTTGTAATAGGATCTAGATTTTCTAGATAAAGAACCTCTCCGCTTCCCACTACAAAGTCTCCAGGGTATTTATTCGACAAGTTATCGAGGGTAGCACCAGATGTGTTACCAGTAATTGTTCTGACACCAGTTGGATCCAGATTAAAGATACCGAACTTGTTGCTGATAAACAACACATCATCGTCAGTACCACCTGTGAGCTCTACATGATGCGTATAACCACGTGGTTTAGCGAAAGCAATTAGACTTTCTTGATCGATATATTCGTCTTCAATAAACGCTGTACTGCCGGATGTAAAGTCACCGACAAGACGAGTTAGTTGTGTAGCTGTAGTAAACGCTCCGGCTGCCTTATCATTTATTTGAATTGCAGTCACACTGCTGTTAGATGACTGAATAACCGATGTGGCACCGGTTGAAGTACCAATTAGTTTGCTGCCTTCTGTAAACACTCCAGTAACATTCGACAGTGTAAGTTGATTTGAACTAATCGATGTTACTGTACCATATGCGCCGAGTGCAATTGCTGAGATCTCTGCATTATTGGCAGTGAATAGTGCATTCGACGAACACGTGATCTGATAGTCTTGAGGAACGTTCGAGACGGTGGACAGATAGTTATTAGCACCCTTTTGTACTAAAACATAATCGCCTACGGCAAAGGAGTCTTTGAATGTAGGAGTCTGTGTGTTTTGTAATGATAGCGAAATGGCTGCATTACTACCACCTGCAAGAGGACTGATTGTAACTGATGGTGGACTATTGTAACCAGAACCGGTATTAGAAACAATAACGCCTGTAATTACACCGGAGACGTTGTTTGTAAAATATGCGTTGGCGCCTGTACCGCCAGTTCCGGTATTATCAAAGATCAGACTGTTATTTGTTGTACTATCATAACCAGAACCACCGTTAACAATTACAGCTGTTGTAGACAGTTTACCTTGATCTGTTTTTACAATTGTATTATTTGATATGGTGATATTGACATTGCCATGTAACTTAAATTGGCGGAACTGATAAACAGTCTCACCAATTGTGAAGTTACCGTTCGTATTGGCACCCTTAAGAATAATATCAACGTTTGTATATGTTGGAGCTTTTAGTAGACCTACCTGGCGGAAGTCATTCTGTGTTGGAATTCTGCCACCTTCACTGTCTGTAAATTTGGTGGAGATGCAAACACGATTCGCGCCAAGTTCATTCCATGGATCAGATCCGTGGCCATTCTTTGGCGATAGGATCGGTTGCAGTGAAGCTGCTCTGAAGTTAACATCTTGTGAAACAACTTCAGGAATAGGAATGTATGTACTATTAATAGAAATTGGAATAGTATCAGGCATGTCAGAAGGATATGATTCGCCATAGCGATAACCTTCACCGACATTTAACATCTCTACACGAGAGATTGAGTTAATCGTAGGATTGATAAGAGCACGGCCTTCGGCAGGGATTGACTCAGATCCATCACCCCAGACAAATACGTAAGGATATACTTCATACGTATCGGTGACGGCTGGAGTGATTGTGAATGGCTGATCGATAATAAATTTCTTCTGTGCGCCGACGCCTTCATAGTTAACAATACGACGATACTGATCGATTCCTACGCCACTAGTGATTTTAATTACGCAACCTTGATAGTAGTCATCAATTGCTTCTGCATCATCTGGCGCGCCATAGATTGTATTAACACCGCCAATATTAATATCACCAGTTTTAAATACTGCATTTGCGATATAGTTACTGTATCCCTGACCGGCATTGACAACATCAATAAGATCTACAGTGCCAGGTATAGCTCCATCGATAACATCTGTATTTGCTGTTACTGGAATATAATTTAATGTAGCAAATTTTTGGTATTGTGTCTTAGTGATGGTGTACATATATTTCCATACGTAACCATCGCCTGTTTCCAATGGAAACAAATCTGCTGAACTGCCATCACGCATTGGTGCAATAGTAGAGTATGTACTAACACTGGTATTGCTGGCGTTATGTAGGCACTTCCACACATTGTACTCTGTATCGTCGTCGACCATAACAAAGAATTGTTTAGTCATAAGATCACCATCACGGTGATCATATTGCGAATAAAAAGTATTAGAGGTCCAAGTATGTTTTGGAACCATGTGAACTACATCAGCAGTGGTTACTCTCTTCGCAAAGATCATGTTATCATAGACGTCAAGGTGTGTATCCTTGACACTATTCGTAGGAACTTCGATTGTTACGTCGCTTTGAGCATAAGGCGTATGCTTACCGGCGAAAATGAAATAGTCAGTATTAGCAAATGTGTTTACAAAGCTGGCTGCACTATGTACATTAAAATTAGACGTGACAAGTTTCTGTGTAGTTGCCATTTATTCCTCGACGGTCTTGGTCAGATAGTGGCCAGCAGTATTTGAACCACTTGTTGTAGTATTAGCTGTTATATTTATAGGACTTCCATTCGAAGTAAGCGACAGCTTGACAGTATTTGGTGTAGTATTCACAACATAATATGATGTAGAATTGGTTAGGCCCGTTACAGCCGTATTACCGGCTGCTGTTGTATAGAGAACAACATCGCCATTCGCGAATGGATTGATGTATTGAAGCAGGACATGCTTTTCAGATCCAATAGCAGCTGTATTAACATTTAGAACCGAACCACCAAGAGTCGTAGATAGTTTAACACCTGACGAGTTGGCAAATACAACATAGTAGAATGCTGCATTAGTCATTGTAGTTGTACCATCACCGATACCGATATAGTTTCCGGTATTAGAGATGTATTGAACAAGATCACCTTCAAGCAGTTTGACTGGATTATAAGAAGGTAGATTTGTCAGGGTGAAGAATTCTGATTCTTGATTTACATCATCAAGAGCATCGAATTCATAGCTCTTAGCCTGGATATCTAGCTCAATTGTTTCGTTGGCACTTGATACGTCAGTAGCGGCATTGAATTGAATCTCTTGAGATGTAGCAATTCCAGATAGTGTCAGCGCAACATTTGCCTCCTCGACGACCACAGCAGAACCGAAGAACTTAGTTCCTGCAATATGCATAACCTTCTTGAACATGTCTGCATAACGGTCAACAGAGATCTTTGTCAGAACCTCGTAAGAGTACTCTTGATAGTAGTCACCGTCATGGATGTACATATCCTCTGACAAGAATCCCTTAGAGCTTCTATAGTAACCCTTACCTTGACCTGCACCGTCAATTACGATCTTAGCAGACCCGGCACGAAGATTGTCTTCAGATACGTACTGAATGATCTCTGCGTTAGTGTAACCAAATCCTGAGTCGAATACTTCAAGCGCTGACACCTGCCCGTTTGCTGTGACAACGTTTGCTTCGATTTCAGCATTCAGACCAATTGGATATAGTTCATTAGGATCTTCAGATATGCCAAGAACGTCTGCAACCGTGCCAGAAACGTCACCAATAATTTGTGAACCAGATTGGAATGTATTCTCGAATGTCAATCTCTTGACAAATAGCGTTGTTGTATTAGATCCGGCCTTGATGATACCCTTTGCAGTAGATGTAATCTGATACAGAGATACGTTAGACACGGCTGCATTAACATAAGGATTGGTATACGAGAACAGCGTGTTCGATGTCGTAACATTAATGGCTGCAGTATTGCCAGCCACACGAACATAGTCGCCAGTTGTGTTCGAGAAGATAGAATGCACTGAAGCATTCATAACCGGTGTAGTTGTCTGGTACACACGGTCGCCTGGGAGATAACCAGGAACGGTTGATATCGTATGTGTTTCAGAGGTCGCAGATGCGTTAATTGCCTGGACCGAACCACCTTGTGTCAGAGACAGTTTGAATCCAACCGTATTCGCAGATACAATATAGTATGCAGTATTATTAGCAAGACCGTCAATTACGGTGTTGGCTGCAGGAGTACGATACAGGATTCTTTGGTTATCAATCAGATCGTTTACATAGTTTCTAATATTATGACCGGACTCGGTTGCGCCGGCGGTCAGAGCAATGTTAGCACCACCAGCCGTTGCCGACAGTGTAATTCCTGTGCTGTTCGAGAATCCTACATAGTAGAACGAGTTATTCGAAAGACCTGTAACTGCTGTGTTGCCAGCATCCGTGTAGTAACGAACATAGTCGTTGCTCGAGAATGGATTGCTTGTAATTGCAATGAAGTTATTTGAGAGACTTGTGTTCGCGTTGAATGTAATCGTATTCGAAGGTGTATAGATGAAGTCAGCAGCGCTGTCAATTTCATCCTTGGTATTAATAGATACCTGGATCTCGTCATACGTATTCGAGTATGCGCCAGAGTCAACCTTCAGGTCGTAGTATACCAGATTAGCAAGCGTTTGATTAATACGCTCACCTGTGACGAATGTGCCTGTAGCGTTATTAACGGTAATGATGAAATCGTTGCGGTTAAACGACGAGACATATGGTTGATATGCTAGAACGTAAGGATCGACTGTATACTCTGATCCTGGATCGACCTGGTCTAGAGCACCAATAGTACCAATCTCAAAGCGACCGAATGTGAGGCATGAATAGATAACGTCTGCTAAATCGCCTTGTGGATTCTTGGGGAATCCATATGCGGCAGCGCGGATAGGAATGGATGCGAATGGAACATTTGCCTGCACCAGCGTGGTGTAGACAGTAACATTCTGTAGAGTAGTATTTGTAGATGGCGTTCCGTATTTGATCAGATTGCTATTTGCAGCCGTTGTTGTATTCGCAGTACCGCCTGTGTTTCCAAAGTAATTGAAACGATCCTTAATCTTTACCACACCGGTAGACGATTCGAATACGGTACCATATACTTGCTTATAGAAGTAATGACCTTCTTCGTTCACCTTATTATTAGCGAATGTAGAGAAGTTAGCAGTGTTGATATAGTCAGTTTTACGATACGGATACGATAGGATTACACCTGTTGTATTTGCAAAGCGCACGTGATAATAATCGCCGTCGACCAAACCATTTAGTGCAGTATTGCCGGTGGCTACCTCGTAACGAATGTTATCACCAACTGTGAAGAGTGTATTGGCGTTAGGAAGCGTTATGAATCCAGTCGTTGCATTTACAGACGAGTTGGCGTTAAATGCAATCTTGTTTACCGTCTGGTAGACATATGATCCAACATTGAATCCAGAGTTTGAAGCAACCGTAAGAATCTTGCGATCATAGTCAAGTGTTCCGACGTTATTAGACCCAATCAGATCAGTACCGATAAAGATTACTTCAGCGTCACCGATCGTTCCTACACCGAATCCTGCACCCGAACCAAAACTGATTGATGTAATGTCGGTCTGCGTGTTGCTAATAGGAGCAATTAGTCTGGCGTATGGCGAGTTAATATAGTCGCCGCCAGTATTAGATGTTGTTGCTGTGACAACTACAGCACTCGATGTATTGCCATCAGTGTAGAATGTATCAGTTTCTTGGAAGCTTCCTTTGATAGGAATGAATGTTAGGTTGCCTGTGGCCGTACCGCCATTGTGATCTACTGTAAGGATAGTAGCTTCTGCGATTACATTCCCAGTTGTATTGTACTGATAAATCTTATTGCTGTATAGTAACTCGTTATTATTTGCCGACTGATATTTAATAGTATTAACGTACTGCTTAATCTCGTATACGCCAACCGTGGCAGATGTGGTTACTACATCAGCATAGACAGAGTTATTGCCAGATACGTAGATAGGAAATTTCGGTCCGTAGTTAAATACGTTTGCAGTGACATTAGCCAGAGCATTTGTAGTAAGAACTAATGATGTAGAGTTTGAAATCGATTCTACTGTTCCTAGTGCAACGTTACCAGTTGCTTGATAGAGTACAGCACCAATCGCGTTATTATCAAATGTTGTTCCGGAACCTACTACAATATTATTAGTCGTGTTTGCAGTAATTGTTCCAGTGCCTGCAATATATGTTGCATCCGCCATCACTGCGCTATTCTTAAATGCACCACGTGCATTAATCAGTACTACCACATTACCGGTAGCTGTTTGAACAATACTATTAACAGTACCATACGCAAATACAGATGTCGTATTCTTTTGAATTACATTCTGACCAACTCGTAAAGTTCCATTCTGATTTGTCAATTGGATAGTATAGACAGTTGGTACACCCATAACCTTACCGCCGATCGTGCGATCTAGCATAAGATTAGCAAATAGCGAATCTGTATTGCTTGCAGTATAGTATGTTACATTATTTGTGATTACACCGTTAACATGTGAAACTGTAATCTGACCATTAGCACCTGTTTGTTCTGTATCCATGACAACAGCTGTACCGGCAAGTTGACCGTTTGCAGCATAACGATAGATGTAGTCACCGCTGACAAGATTGGCTGTAGCAGATGTGAAAGCAATATTAATTGATGGTTCTACGAGTTGCTCAAATAGTCTGAAGTATTGGCCGCTGTCGGTATCAGCCTGGATCGTTCCAAGACTTATAACCTTCTCTGAGATTAGAGATGTAGCATTTAGTGTGTATCCAAAACCACCGTCTACGAAGATAAAGTCGACAAGACCGGTAGCTTCAGACACGGCTGTGACGCGTGCCAGTCCACCTTTACCACGTTGTGAACCCTGGAATGATACAATATCACCTATAGCAAATCCACGGCTTCTATCAATGATCGTAACACGATCGACAGAACCGACTAGCTGAGCTCTCTTGGATTTTGTATAGTCTGGAATATTATCGACGTTGATACCGATAACTTCGCCGTTGCGGAATTGCCCCTCGATACCTGAGATGTACAACAGGTTAACATATCCGCGATCGACACGGCGACGAATATACTTTTCTACGAAAGCCTTTGCGCCTGACAGTGCACCAACAACCTGTTTACCTACGTAGTCAATATTGTAAGGGCTATATGTAATCTCAAGATATTCTGGCTTCTGCCAAATGCCATCGGATAGACGTAGAACCTGTTCGCCAGGATAATGAATCTCGGCTTCTGTGCCATAGACAAGTTTGAAGAACAGGTCAACAGATCTCTCTGTTCCTTTAGAACGATAAAGATCTAATGAGTTCTTGACAAGAAGTCTTTTGTTAGTAGCAGTATCGAACTGGATATTCTTAAGATATTTTTCTTTAAACTGAACAATAAATTCTTCTAGAGTAGTATCAATATCTTTGAATTCTGGCAAGTAACGAGTCATGTTCGTAATGTTGCCGGATTGTTCCATCCACTCGTAGTATGCTTTTACGAAAGCAATAAACTGCGGTCCCTCATCCTTATAGAAAGAAGGAAACTGGTTCTCTACTAGAGGAGAAATTAGTTTTTCTATATCTTTCATTATTCTCTAATCTGCTCGATAGTGATATTAATATCTGGTTCAACAATATTTAATATCACATTTTGGGTAGATGCAATATCTTTATTTCTTGGAACACCATAGACTTTAAGAGATGTTCCAGCGAACTGTGAGATCTTAAAGTTTTTAATGGTTACAATACCTGTATCATAATTCACAGTCCCGGCATCTACAACAACCACCTTGTGGTTGGTTCCGACAGGAGTTACAATTCGCATGACCCCATCGCCGTTGTCCTCTAGTACACAGTTATTGATACCGGCATATGTAAATGGTGACGATGTAACGGCATGAATATCAACGATAGGATGTTCATCTCCAAGAAGAGGAACCTCTGCCGTCAATGGACACTTAAAATCGATAGTAAGATTCTGTGATACATTCAGTGTAGGTGTAATGTACTTAATTAATTCAACCTCAGTTTCATTACTGATGATGCTTGCTTCGGCATTATCAATGTCATTGACAAGACGCGAGTAACGAAGTGTACGTGCAAAGTTATTTAGATTGGTTGACGCGTGTGTCTGAATAGCAGCAATCACGTATGTTCTAATATCCTCAGGATTCAGACCGGTTTTATTGATGTTATACTTGACATTGCTTCTGACATTCAGGTAGATATAGTCTGGGCTAATGAACAATGGTTCCATTGCAACTGATGCGCGTGATTTAAGGAATCTCTTATATTCGGATTCCTTGATCTTAGGAAGGCCGTCAACACCCTTAAGATCGACCGATACGAAGATACGACCATACTGTGGGGGTGTTGCATCTTCACCACCAAACGCTGTTACGGCATTAATCTCTGGGAAGTTGATCTTGAGAAGGTTCTCATAATCCTCTGCAGTAATAGCACGTTCCTGAGTTGTGAATGCACGAGGAGCATTATACTTGATTGAGTTCATATCCTCAGCAACGGCGCCGTCGTGTGCAGTCGCTAGTGTTCTCACGGATACATTGGCATGGTTATCGATACGACCTGTATTGATGAATTTAAATGCACCGTTTGGAAGTTCGCCGTTACAAACGCGATATTCGATAACTACGATAGAGTTGTTCTTCGGCTTGCGACCAATAACACCATCACCAAATACAATCTCGTATTTGTCACCAACTGATGGTTGGACGAAGAATACTTTAGATGTGCTGTTATATCCGAACAGTGACGTAGCACGTGAATACTGAAGTGTTTGTGAACCGTTGTCTTCAATGACAGTAACGCCGATGCTTGCAACATCTACTGTTTTGTTATTGATCTTAAAGATGAGAGGATTGTTATAGTTTACAAGATAGGTTTCCGAAAGATAGTTACCTTCATAGATGGTAATAGCATCACTAGTGAATACGCCGTTATTGGCATTGGTGATTACAATATTCTCACTTGTAGAAAAAGCATATGTATAGTCATCGACACGGGACTGGAATACTGTGCCTTTAGGAACCACGACAGAGCGCGTATTTGGATCTGTAGGTGTAATCGTTAGTTGAATAGAAGCTTCTGCAGAACTGAAGGAACGCGGAAGATAGTTTAGTTCCTTGGCATGCGATACGACACTATCTCTTAACTTGGCACTATCCAGGAACATTTCGTTACCGATCATGTTCAGATAGAAGCCGTTGAGATATGAGTTGTAAGACAGGATGTCAAGCAGAACGTTGATGTTGCTGCTTTCAAAGTCATAGTCCTTGAACGCGTCTTGCTCCATCAAGTACGACTTGAGAGATTCTTTATATGAACTAAAGTCTAATTGCGTGAGGACTAAACTTGAATTTGCCATTATCTTACTCTATAAAGTGTTAAGCTGATGCTCATTGGATTAACATTATTTATCACCTCGAAAATGATTGTCACTTCATAGGAATTTGTTGTTTCGTTTCCGATTACGATGATATCGAGAACCCTGACCCGCGGTTCGAACTTTTCAATAGACTCTTTGATGGCGTCTTTGATCAGACCTGAAACGTAATCACTGATATTCTCGAACAGAAATCTTCTAAGGTTGCAACCAAAATCCGGCTGAAATCTTCTCTCGCCTGGACTTGTCATTACCAGATTTCTAATTGCTCTCTTGACAGCATTGTCGTTGGTATGTCTAGCAAGAGTCTTATTATGTGGATGCATATTAAAGTTGTTATAGAAGTCACTATAGTAAGGCGCCTTCTCGGAAGCCTTTTCCGAACTAGTGATCTTATCTATTCTTTTAATATCAGCCATCTGGAAACTCTTTTTCTTTTATTTATTCCGGAATCAAGACACCATCAATGATACTAGCAATCGGAATTAATGTTTCTGTAAAATCATCATATGTTTTGGCAGCATCTGTTTCATCAACATTAAACTGTCTATCATTCAAATCTAATGC